AACAAAAATTTCTGAAACAATAGATAGAATTAAAAATGAAAAATTTGACCAATTAAATTTCTTAAAACTAAAAAATTTAGAAGGGTCTATTTAATTCTTTTTACTCTGAATATATTTCGCCTTTAAAAGTTCGGTTCTTTTTAGAACCGATTTTTTTTTATACTCTTTTTTTTCAAATAAAAGTTGATTCTGTTTTGTCTTAATTACTTTAGATTTTAACAATTTTAAAGCCCTATCAATGTTCTCGTTATTTTTTATTTCAATTATTATCATATATTAAAAATATCTAATTTTTATAAAAATTTTGATTATTAACTTTATATTTGTTATTATTTTAACAAATAAACTCATAACAATATGAAAATTAATGAAAAAAGGGAAAAGTGTTAAAATAAATTTATATAATCCAATTAAATCCACTTATGGAACCGTAGATTCCAAAAATTTAAAATCAGTATACATAAACATACAATCATGGGTTACACCAAAATTTGAACAGGATAATTGGACCCGAATAGTTGGGAATTTAAATAGAGAAATAAAACATTCAGTTTTTAATTCAATTCCATTAGAACTCTTTAAAGAAAAAAGTATTGTTGATTTAGACCTACGAACAAGTGGAATATCACACGGAAAAAAATCATTTTTTAATTTGGAAGTTAATCTCTACACAATCATTGATGTAGATTTTAAATCTCAAGAAATTAAAGATTCAATTAAAAAAATTATTAAAAATATCTTTAATAATAATATTATTGAAAACAAGTATTTTGATTTTTCAACATCAAAAAAATAAACTAATCAATAAACTATCTATTATTAGATATTTATTTTAAAACAATTGATGAAAAAATTAAGAATATTAGAAGCAAACGAACTTGGACATGGAATCTTAGTTGAAATGGATGCCGGTTACATATCTCCAAAAGATAAACTTAATGCCGATATTTTAAAAGAAGCCGCTAATTTGGATTATAGAAATCCATTTGAATTTTATGCGGTATTACAAAAATATAATACACCAAACAGAAATGGTAGATTTTATCCTGAAAAGATTCTTAAAAGAGAAGCCGAAAACTATAAAAAGGCAATTGCTAAAGGTTTATCAACATCAGAACTAAATCACCCTGAATCATCACTAATTGATTTAGATAGAGTATCACATCTCATCACAGATATTTGGTGGGAAGGAAATATATTGATGGGTAAAATAAAACTTTTAACATCACCAGGTTTTCATGAAACAGGTGTGGTATCAACTAAAGGAGATATTGCGGCTAACTTAATGAGACAAGGAGTTACTATGGGAGTTTCCTCAAGAGGAGTTGGGTCATTAAAAAAAGTTGGAGAAAGAAATGAGGTTCAAGATGATTTTGAATTAATTTGTTTTGACTTAGTATCATCACCATCAACACCTGGAGCATATCTTTTTGTAAACCCTGAAGATAGAAATAAATATGAAGAAAATTTAGACGAAGAAAAAAATCGTAAAGATTCAAATCAATTTGTAGACAAGTCTGTTGACTTAATGAAAAAATTAAACGATTTTTTAGGAAAATAATTAAAAATGGAAGAAAAATATTTTGTAGCAAAAATTCAGTATGACTTACCTGATGAGAATTCAGGAAAAATTAAAAAAATTAGAGAAGAAAAACTTGTTAGAGGTTATTCTGTTACCGATGTTGAAGCAAAGGTTACAAAGAAGTATGAAGGGTTCACACATGATTGGAGAATAACTTCAGTATCTGAAAGTAAAATTGATGAAGTAATTGAGTAAAATCAATTAATTAATGAATAAAGTGGTCCATGACCACTTTTTTTGTTTTATGGAAATATTTATTATAAATAAATAATTTAAGTGTCTTATTGCAAAATAAGTCTCTTTGTTATCGTATAACATAAACTTTTTTCAAGTTGACACTATTTATAAGTTAAATAAATAATTTTTCATGCAAGAAAATAAAAATTTAGTACAAGAGGCTCTTATTCAAATGAAACAAGTTGAAGAAGCTATTGCCGAAAATGCAAAAGGAATACTTCATTCTACAATGAAAGAAGAAATCAATCAATTAGTAAAAGAATCTCTCTCAGAACAAGATGATGAAGAAGAGATTGGTCTAGATACAGACATGGACGACACAGATGTAGATACTGACGTAGATACTGATGTTGACATGAATGTAGATAACGATGAAATGGATATGGATGTAGATACAGACATGGACATGGATTCAGAAGAAAGTCCTATAGATTTAACTGACGCATCTGATGAAGAAATTCTGAAAGTGTTCAAAGCTATGGGTGAAGAAGATGGTATCATTGTTAAAAAAGATGGTAACAATATTCACCTAACAGATGACGACGCTGATACAGAATATCTTGTTAAGCTTGGTGAGTCTGAAGAAGACGAAGAAATAAATATGAATGAAATGGATGAAATTATGAACCAAGAAACAGACGAATCAGTACAAAAAATTATTGATACTATTTTCTCTAAAAACGGAGACACATCAGAAGTTGATTTGGATGATGTAGAATCTGATGATGATTCAGATATGGAAATGGATGAAGAAGTCGTTTACGAAATTCATTTAGATGATGATGATGATGATGAAGAATCGGATACGGAAATGGACGAACAAGACAATGATGATGAAGAATCAGACATGGAAATGGACGAACAGGACGAAGATGATGAAGAATCAGACATGGAAATGGACGAACAGGACGAAGATGATTCTGACATGGATGAATCTTACATTAGAGAAGGTAAATCAACAATTAAACCTAAAGGTGTTGGAATTGGCTCAGGACCTAAATTCGCTTACAAGAAATCTGCTGGCGGATTTAAAGAGGACAAAAAACAAGGTCCTAAATCAGTAGGTACTGGTAAAGCAAAATTTGAATACAAGAAAGGTGGTAACATGGAAGGTAAATCTAAAATTGTTAAAGCTGAAACTAAAGAAGGTCAAGGATACAAAGATAAAGAAGATGAAAGATTGGCTATGAAGCACGGTAAAATGGCTTCAAAAGATCTTAAATCTACTAAAGCTCGTAGAGATGATGCTGGATTTGAAAAAGCTGAAACTAAAGAAGCTGCAAGAACTTATGGTATGGGTTCTAAAGAAGGCAGAGGTTTGAGAAAAGGTATCACAAACAACAGAAATTACAATTACAGTAATTCTGGAGTTAAAGTAGAATCTACAAACGCAGAAGTTAGTATGTTGAGAGAAAAGAACGATGAATATAGAAAAGCATTGAATGTTTTCAGAGAAAAACTTAATGAAGTTGCAATCTTCAATTCAAACTTAGCTTACGCTACAAGATTGTTCACAGAACATTCAACAACTAAAAAAGAAAAAATAAATATCCTTAGAAGATTTGACGGAGTTGAAACTTTAAAAGAATCAAAAAGTCTTTATAAGTCTATCAAAGATGAATTAACTAAAGGAGACACACAACCAATTACTGAATCAGTTGAAACAAAATTAAACAAACAAGTTTCTACAGGTTCATCAGTTAATCTAATTGAGTCTAAAACATATGAAAATCCTCAGTTCTTAAGAATGAAAGATTTGATGTCTAAATTAGGTTAATAAAAAATAAATTAAAAAACAAAACAATACTAAAATGGGAGCATTATTAGAATCAGGTCTTGTTGGTAACATCGGTCTTAAGCACCTTAAAGTTATCAAAGAAGATACAATCAACAAATGGGACAAATTAGGCTTTTTAGAAGGTCTTAAAGGTCACATGAGAGAAAACGTAGCACAATTATACGAAAACCAAGCATCATTTTTAATCAATGAAGCATCATCTACTTCTGATACAGGAGCATTTGAAACAGTGGTTTTTCCAATCGTTAGACGTGTATTCTCTAAACTATTAGCAAACGATATCGTTTCAGTACAAGCTATGAACTTACCAATCGGTAAATTGTTCTATTTTGTACCTAACATTCAAGCTTACGAAACAGGTGGAGCAGAATATGGTAATGGTGGAACACACTACGCACCTTACGGATCACCAAATGGTCCAGATAGTCCTAACGCAGGTTATGATTACAATGTAGGTAAAGATCTTTATGATAGATTTTATGAAGGTACAGAACCAGCATTAGACCCTCCAGGTTTGTTTGACTACTCTAAAGGTGAGTTCTCAGCTGTAACAGGTACTGCAGTAACTGCACTTTGGAATAACACAACATTAAACTTAGAACCAGCTGCTTACGCTTTAACTGATTACAGAAAAGTATTAGTTATTATGTCAGGTTTTGCATCTGATGCAGCAGGTAAATTAATCGGACCAGATGGTAACCCAATCGACAACGAATCTTTCTTGTCTGATTTGACTATTTGGGGTATCGGTACTAACACAACTACTTCAGGCACAGGTCAAGGTGGTGGATCAGGTCCTTACTTATTCAGAGTTGTAACTCAAAGATATGGTAAAGGTATCGTTCAATACGGTAATAACAACCAAACATTAACTTTCCCTAACAGTAAAACAGGTGGTGGTCAATACGACAACATTTGTGACGCTCAAGGTTTCATTTACTTAGAGGTTGATTTACAAGTTCCAGTATGTATTACTTGTGGCGGTTCTATGGACGGTTACACAGGTTCTACTTTCTCTTCTTCAACAGCAAATAACAACGCTTTCGTTCCTACTTATAGAATCTATAAGAACTTGGAATTTGAAGATAAAATCGGTGAGGTTTCATTTGACTTAATGTCAGTAACAGTTTCTGTAACTGAAAGAAAATTAAGAGCACAATGGTCTCCTGAAATGGCTCAAGACGTTGCGGCTTTCCACAACATTGACGCTGAAGCTG